CCAACATTTTCATCACCGCTTTTATTATACCACAAAAATAGCAAAAAGCCCAGCATATGCTGGACTTTTTCGACAAGCTGAAACCGCTGTGGAAATACTCCGCAGCGGTTGCTGTTTATGTGGCTGAAACGGCAAAAACCTTGATTTCATGCGGTTTTCAGACATAGAAAAATGCCACCGTAATTCTATCAAAATTACGGTGGACTTATGGTGGAGATGATTCGGACACGGAGAAAGTCACGGTTTAAAAATACTTGTGTCTGCCGAGTGAATTAAAAGACTTTTAAGGAGTGTGATAAATACCTATATAAATACTATAAATTTGAATATCCTTAACTCACCAATTTTCGGCAACACAAAAGTATATTGCAAGGCAGTTAAAACTGCCCCCCACACCTCACGCTCAGTGCGTGGTGTGGTGTTTTGGCTTGCAATATACTTTTTGTTGCCGAATTTTTTGTCTATATATATTTTTACACTTTTGCGTGGAAAAGTACGGAAGATTTTTCCATTTTGCTGTTATATAATGTAAAAAGAGGGTGAAACAAGGCAGGTGATTGATATAGATAAAAATCAACAAAAATGCACAACATTAAACGGAGTTTATGAAACAATGAGCGAAATCATAGGCTTTGACAATGTGGTAAAACTGTATGAAAACTTTAAAGGGAGTCAGATAAACTTTCCTACCCGACTTTTTTCTAAGGAATTTGTCCTTGAAGAAGCACTCAAGGCATATGACGGAACATCGGAATCAATCAATCTGATTGCGACAAAATACTCGTATTCGGAACGAACAATCAGAAAACTATTAAAAAATCATTAAACTCAATTTAAGCAAATCAGCTTAAATCATATTTTTATTCGTAGGAGGAATTTTAGTGTTACAAGTTATCATCTCAATCATAGGTTTAATTATTGCAGTATTTGTTTTTGCTTTGATAGCAGACAAGTTTCCGTCCATTACAAACTGCATACCATTGGCAATATTCGTTTTTGTACTTTTATGGGGAGCAAGTATTTGTATTTCCTATATAGCGTGGTGGATTGGAATAATTGTAGCTATTGTCGCTCTGATTGTTTACATAATAAAAAAGAAAAAGCCTCTGCAAATGGACAACAACGAACCAATTGACAATAATCAGGAGGATAATAATGAATCTAAATGAATTTTTACAAAAAGAAAACTGCGCAAAAGAATTTAATATATGTGTTGGCAACATAAAAGTTTCAAATGAAAGAAATTTATACAATGCTTTAAGAAAATGGTATAAAAGCCTTGCAAAATCAGCACAAAACTCGTTTGATGAGGGTTATAAATCCTATAATAACTGTGAGGACATTATTTCTAAAGCAGAAGATGATTTTAAAAGCAGTATGGCAATTGTTGTTGAAGATTTGAAAGATACCTTTATAAATTTAGGTAAATATGATTATGACACCAATGCCGTTTCTGAACTAATCGAATCCGCAGGTTGCACAGAAATATTTGAAGAAAGATTTTGCTCTGTTGCCGAAAAAGTGTATTCTATTATGGGTGATGTTGAAGCTCAGAGAGAATACAGAGAACAAAGAAAAGAAAACAGAGGTCGTTGGCAGGGTGCTACTATAGGTGGAAATGCCATAACTGCAATAAGCCATCAAATTGATGTCGGTGCTATGAATATGACGAGTGGTGCGGCACATAGTGTTGCAAATGCTGTCGGCAACTTTTTCACCGAAATGCAGGCTGAATCAGACCTGAAGAAATTATTCAAAAATAATGAAGTTAAGATTTTACTTTCTGAGGGTGTGTATTACTCAGCATATTCCGTAATTGAGGTATTTATGCAAACAGTCGGACAAGATTATGACTGGGGATATGTTGAAGATTGCGACAGCGATAAAGCACAAAGATTGGTAAATAACCTCAGAAGCAATTCAATTGCTTCTGAGAATATTTCAAAAATCTGCATAGATGTACTTTCTCTTAATCCGTATAACATTGAAATATATGATTACTTATTAAAAAATTACGGTGATGACGGAAGTTTGAGTACATTGGCAGAATACTTCGACATAGACGGTTTTTCTGCAATAAAGGAATCTATGGCACTTGACTATGTAAAAAAGAATCAGGGTACAACAGAAGAAAATGCCGTTAAAGCTAAACACGATTTAATAGAATATTGCAAAAACATAAGACTTGAAATTACAGATGAATCCGAATGTATTACATACATAAATTCACTACTTGACGATTTTGATTTAAAATATCGAACAGTTGACGGTGTGGTCTGTGAAACAAGGGAAAGCGCTGATTTTTCAAGAAGCGAATTACCTGATATACTTGAATTTATGAAACAAATTCAGCCTTTAAAATCGGATCCGATATTGCCGTATGAAAATGACCTATTAGCAAAGAAAGAAAAATTTATCAACACATTTTCTTCAGAGGTTTCTAAAAAGCATTTAGAAACTATCAATACATATCTAAGTGATTTTGATAAACAATTTTGTAAAACAAAATTATTTTCAAGCGTTCCAAGAAAGCAAGCGGCAAAAGATAGAGCTTTATCATATGCAAAAGGACTTCGATATTCTACAATTGAGGAGTTTGACAGAGAATACGAAAAATATAAAGATTTTATTATCAAAAATCTTGGCGTAAACATTGATGAAGCTGTTGAAGCAAAAGAATATCTTGAGAAAAAGAGAAAACGCTTGTCAAGTCCATACGGTGGCATAGGCGGATTCGGCGGTTTCTTCCACAAAAGAAAGTAATGCAATTTTTTAGTAAACGCATATATTTGCAAAAAGTGTATATAAAAAATAAATAATTTTTCACCATCTGAAAATGCACTCACCAAAAGGCGGTGGGTGCATTTTTGCATAAATAAATGACAGAAAGGAGCGGAACAATGGAAGCATTATGGTTTGTACTTGGATTTGCTGTGACAACAACAGTTGTACTTGCAACGGAAAAACTTATCATCAAAAACTAAAATCGGAGGTAAAAATGTTTGGACTTATTATGGCACTTACAACAAAAGTAGCGGTAGAAATGTTTGCAACAGGTGGAGGAACTGCTATTACACTTCTCTGCACAGGTACAAAGCTGAGGAAAAGAAAATGATTGAAATATTGACACCTGATGATGTATCAAAAATCAAGGACTGTTACATTGCCAAGTATATCAAAAATCTTTTCACAAATCTTCTGACACAAACCTCTGATTGTTCGCTTGAAACAGTCGGAGGTATTTTTTATGTTGAAAATGAAAAAGACTTTGACGATTACAAAAGTTTTGGTTTATCCTCAAAAATAACAGAAAGCAGATTTGAATGGATTGACTTGATAGGCAATGATTTTCTTGACGGATACATAGTCCTTGACAATGACAGGGCGATAAATATCATCGGAAAAGCTTACTATTTTAAAAAAGGAGTATTGAACTATGAGTATAGCGAACACAATTGAAACAAACAGCACAGTAAAAACAATAGCGGTCTTTTCCAAAAACAGAAAAGACCGCTATTTATTGAAAGCAGAATGGGACAGCAACAAAAAGTCGCTTGCAATAATAATGACCTATCCCTCATCTGCCGATGAATTGATTTTTGACCAAACAACAATGCTTGTCAGGAACGGAGCGGTAAAAAATGATTTCGGCTCTGTTTCAATAATCAATCTCTTCTCATCAATCGACAACCCTTTGCCTAAAACAGACAAAACAAACACTTCTTTTGTAATGAGAGAATGTGACAATGCAGATGTAATAATAGTTGCATATGGCAGAAGCACAAGCTTTGAGGAAGAAAAGAAGGCTTTTCTCAATGCTTTGACAGAACACTATAATGACAAATTGCACACAATCATTGACTCAAAAGGCTTGATGTTCTCGCACCCTCTCTCACCCTTTGCACACCAGTGGAACATTCAGAAATTGGATTTGAAAAGATGATTGCATTGCCTTGAGATTTTCTCTTTGCGTGCGACTGTGCATTGATTGAAAAAACGGGATTTCGGGGAAGAAGATTTTTCAAAAGGACTCTCAAAGTGAAAAATCTCCCGAAATTCCATCCAAATTTTCGGTCTGCCCCGAAAAAGCCTTTTTTCTCTTTTGGAATTTTGTCTGACAAAATCTCCGTCAATTTGCACAAACAATGTTTTTTATTTTTTTGCCAAAAACAACCTCTGTCAGAATTTTTCAGAAACTTTTGAGAAAGACTTTCAAGGGCAAAAATCTCCGCCACAACAATTCAGCAGTTAAATAGCAATAATACACAATTTGTTCATATCCACAGTTATTTTTTAAAGCATTGACAACAAAAAAATTCGAGCCTATAATAGCAATACCGAATAAATAGGAGGTGTTATTATGCAAAATAATATAAATTCAAATGATTGCATAAAAGAAAAAATTTCTTTGAGTAAAAAGTTCCAAAGAATTGATATTTCAGAAGAAGAATATCAGAAAATTATCAGTACCATAAAATCACATTACATTGTTGATAAGGAAAATAACTTCATCGGTGTTGTTAAGAAGAATAAATATTCTTACGAAATCCGATACATAATGACCTATTGCAAGGTATTGCGAAAAATTATTGATATAGGTACAAAACAAATAAAGATTGAATATGAATACCACAACGGTATTGAAATTGATACTGTAAAACTTGACGGTGAATCTCTGTCGAAATTTGGTTTAAAAACACTTCTGACATACGGTGTCAGATTTAATGAAACCGATATTGATGAAGTGAATAAATATCTTATGAGAACCGATATGAAAGCCGAAATCGTATATGGCTATTCAAAGCTTGGTTGGGACAAAATAGACAACAGTCTTGTATTCAGATACAACAATCTGATTGCCAAAGAACCGACAAAGAAAAAATATATATACAACGGCAATCTTTGTCTGAATCACAAAGGTTCTTTAGATGAATGGTGTAATATGATACAGAATGAAGTCTGAGGAAATATTCCTATGTCATATCTTCTTATGGCTTCTTTCGCTTCCCCACTTCTTTCAATCTTAAATTTTTCACACGATTTCGGCTCAATACTTTTCTGTCTTTGTAATAATTCAAGCAAAGGCAAAAGTACAACAGCAATGTTGTGTGCAAGTGTGTATTCATCTCCTGTATTGAATAAAGGTGTTGCAATCACATTTAACGGTACAGAAAATGCACTTCAAGAGTTTTTAAGCCAAATAAACGGTCTTAGTGTTGTGTTTGATGAACTCGGTTCTTCAACAATCACCAATCTTGAAAGACTTATGTACAACTTTTGTTTGGGCAGAAGTAAACTAAGACTGAATGGTGACGCTTCACTTCAAGAAGTCAAAGAATTTTCTTCAGTGATTTTCACTACATCAGAAATAAGCTTTGTAAGTGAGAAATCTATGGACGGCATAAAAACCCGTGTATTTCAAATTGAAGATATGCTTACAAAAAATGCAGAGAATTCTGACAACATCAAAAGTATTGCAATGGCAAACTATGGTGTTGCAGGAAATAAGTATCTGCAAATGCTTGTTGACAAAGGTCAGGAAGAAATTGAATCAGACTATCAGAAATACAAAAATATTCTTCTTGAAAAGAATAAAGATATTGATGATAAGTGGAAGTCAGAACACTCAAATATAATGAGTGAAAGCTCCTTGGCTTGTTTTGAGCAGAGAAAAAGATTGACAGACAGAATATTATCAAAACTTGCAATTGTTGTTCAAGCAACAGCATATGCAAAGGAATTGTTCAATTTCAATATTGAAATATCTGATATGATAGATTATTCCCTCAATCTTACAAGCAAGATAGAGTCCACTCAGACACCCGAGGATGAACTGATGACAATAGTTCACGAAGATTTTGTAAAGAATATCAGAAAATACAAAATGAATTATCCGTTTGCTTTAAAAGTATTTGGTAAAAGAAAAGCGGAAGCGATTGATTATAACTCACTAAATATCGGCTATGTCGGACTGATAAGACTTAGTGCAAGCGACAATTATTATGAAATTTGTGTAGCTAAAAATTATTTTGAACAGTTGATGAAAAATAATCAAATATCAGATTTTCGCAAAAGGCTTAAAAATCTGAGAGCAATAGGTGTACTCATTGCAGAAAAAGACAGACTTGTCGCAAGAGAGAAAATCATAGAAATCATTGACCTGAAAGTATATATTTTCAGATTTCAGTTTAATGACAAGATGATGTCACTTCACAATGCTTATGAAGAAATGTACTTTGACAAAATAGAAAACTCCGATAATAAAGACTTTCTGTCAGATGATGAAGTACAAAATATAGAAGAATGTCTTGGAGGTGAATGATTATGCCAACTTTTGATTTTATACCAAAGAAAAAATATGAATATATTGATGACGGTACCTACACAGGTATTCTTGACGATATATATTTCAGTCCCGATTGCCGTAACTGCTGGTTCACAATAAAGGTAGATTCAATAGAAAACGGCTATTTTAACTGTATGTTCTCTAATATGGATATAGTTTTAAATAACTTCTGTTGTGAGTATGTAGATGATAATAACTGTTTTTGCAGTGATAATGTACTCGGCAAAAAAATTGAATTTTCTGTAAGTCAAAGAAAATACGGCAACAAAACTGTTTCTAAGATAACATCAATAAATGTTATTTCTAATAAAGAATAATTATATATTCATTAAATAAAAAAATCCTTACTTGCAGTATTATATATACGCAAAAATAATCATCAGGTTTTATTGTAAATGATTATTAGTGGTTTGGTATAAGAGTTGTGTAATACGGGATACACAAGCCAAGCATATAGAGTTTTACTCTATTTTAATCTCTTGATATATATAATATTAGGAGGTTTTAATATGAAAGAATCATTAGTGTGTTGCAGTATACCTCGCAATCTTCTGCTTAAACAGGATTACGACAAGAGTATAGATAAAGCTGAACATACAGACAACCGCATTTCTTCAGATTTCTATAATGTAATAATAGATGTCCTCATTGAAATGCTTAATATAGATTAAAACATAAACTTTGAAAATCATCTGTGCAGTTGCTTTTCAGTGACTGCACTTTATTAAATTTTAAATATATATTATATACTTGAATAATACTTTAGGAGTGATAATAATGAATGAAACAATAAAAGTAGTCGGATATGCACGATTTTCTTCTTCAATGCAAAGAGAGGAGTCCATAACAGCTCAAAAAAGATATATGATGATGTATGCTAAAAGAAACAATATGGAAGTTATTGATTGGTATTGTGATGAAGCAAAATCAGCAAAAACGGTCAACAGACCTGAATTTCAGAGAATGATAAATGACGCAAAGAACAATCCTGAATTTAAGGCGGTATTGGTACATAAAACAGACAGATTTTCAAGAAATTTGAGTGACAGTATTCAATATAAAAAAATTCTTGAAGAATACGGTGTGCAAGTCATATTTGTTAATGAGCGTTTTGAAGATAATCCCGAAAGTCATTTATTGTATCATATAATGGGTTCGGTCAATCAGTTCTACAATGAAAATCTTGCGAGAGAAGTAATGAAAGGACTGAAAGAAAATGCTTATCAATGCAAATTTACTGGTGGCAGACCACCTTTAGGATATGATGTTGACAAAGACCTTAAGCTTGTCATAAATGAAAAGGAAGCCGAAGCAGTTAGATTGATATTTGAAATGTCTGCCGAGGGATACGGCTACGGAGAAACAATAGACAAGCTGAATATTCTCGGATACAAAACTAAAAAAGGATTGCCATTTGTAAAAAACAGTTTGTATGAAATACTAAAAAATGAAAAATACAAAGGTACATACATTTTTAACCGCAGTTGTTCCGCAAACAGTTTGAACAAAAGAAACAATCACAGAAGAAAACCCGAAGAAGAAATAATAAGGATTGAAAACGGCTGTCCTGCTATTGTTTCGTCAGGATTGTGGCACAGGGCAAATGCAGTCAAAAAGGCAACACGAAGCAGCTTTACAAATGCAAAAAATACATATCTGCTCACAGGTCTTATACATTGCGGTGAATGTGGTGGCAAATTTCACGGAAATATCCGCTATAACAAAAACAACACAAATTTAGTATATAGATGCAGTGCAAAAAAGAATAAAAGAAAATGTGAATCAAAAGAGATAAGATGTGAATATCTTGACAGCTTTGTTATTGATAAATTTGTTGAATTTTTCTTCAATGACGATAATATAAAGGTAATAACAAAGCAATTAAATGAGCAATACAGTAAGTCTTGCATTTCTGATTTAGAATACAACGAAGCAAAGTCAACCTTAAAAATTCTCGAAAAGAGCAGGAATAATCTTGTTGAAGCAATAGCAAAAACAGGTATAAATGACATAATGTCCGACAAAATCAAGGAATATGAAGAACAAATCAAAAAGACTTCCGAGTTCATTCATAAGTATGAAAAGCAAAAAATTGATAGAATAATAACGGAAGATGAAGTCAGAGAACAAATAAATCATTTAAAGGATTACTTTTACAATCCTAAGAATATAATAAGAACAAAATTTGTTCTTTCGCAATATATAGACAGAATTGACATCACAAACGAGAATGTGCAAGTTAAATTCAAGGTATCAATGTCCCCATCAGGTAATACTGATGGGGATTATTTTTGTGTTCATACTGAAACTATAAAGAGAAAATATCTTTTTGATTATGTCTGTGAAAAGGTCGATTTTGAGCAATGGGACATAGAAAAACTGAACAAATCAGAATCGGAACATAGAAAAGGAGCATAGAGAAAGTGACTTATTTGGTGGACACTGACCGTATGCATACTCACACCGCTAAAAAATCCGATTGGAATGGGAGTTTTTGGGTATATGGTGGGTTATTCTGTGTACGGTTATATGATTTATATTGAAGCATTTTTTACTACATAAATGATTATCGTTTTGTCTAAAACACCGTATAGATATGGGAATTATCATAAACAGAAAAAGTCACGACTGCATATGCAATCGTGACTATAATGGTGGTCTTGACGTGCGCTTATCCGAACACCTATCCGACGCGCTGGAAAGTGCTTCTTCGGCAGATTTTTCCACGATTTCGGAGGTAATTTCGTTATTGTCGCCGTTATAATTATACGTAATAATGATTTTATCGTCATACAAGAAAATCTTGTTGACGAACATATCTATTATTTGCCGCTGATATTCCTTGTCGTCGACATCGCCCCCCTTGAAGCGTTCAAGAAAATAAATCGCTTGTTCGCGGCTTATCACCGGCCGTGCGATCTTTTCTCTTTCGATCTCGATTTTCAGGTCTTCCCGTTCGGCTTCCAATTCACGAAGACGCGCGCCCGTCGTTTCGGTAATAATACCCGCTTCGATTGCCTTCATAATATTTCGTATAGCTGATTCCGTTTCGGAAAGACGGTTATTCAAATAGTCAATAATCGACTTGTCTTCGCGTTCTTTTTGCTGAATATCCACGACACGATCGGCGATATATTCGATCACATCGTCTTGAAGAACGACGGAAGACGTCAAACGGACGACTTCGCGTTCCAACCATTCTTTTTGAACGGATTTCTTCTTGCACGTGTGGCGGGTTTTCTTCGCTCGGCAAGAATAATAATAATATTTGTTTCCGCTTTTTCCCGTTCCTGAATCGCCGATCATTGTACCTTTGCAAAGTCCGCAAAATATTTTACCGGTCAGCAGGAACGAAACGTCTTCGCCGCGCGCCCGCGCCGGCGCTTTTTTATTTTTATCCATTTCACGGTTGACCCTCTCAAATTGTTCGTCGGAAATAATACGCGGCATTCCGCCCGGTATAACTATATCGTGCCAGCGGTATTCGCCTATATATTGGCGATTCCGAAGAATACGTGTTATTCCGAAGTGTGTAAATTCTTTTCCGCGCCGCGTCTTTATTCCACACGACTTTATATGCCGCAGGATTTCGGCGACGGTCTTTCCGTCGTCGTACATATCAAAGAGCAAATGAACGATTTTCGCGCCGTCCGGGTCTATGTGGAATTTGTGTTCTTTATCCACGGAATAGCCGATCGAAAGCCCCGAACCATTGAACTGACATTTATACGCCGATTCGCGCATACCGCGGGTAATTTTTTCCCGCAATTCAGCGGAATAATATTCAGCCAAACTTTCCAGCAAACCTTCAAGGATAATTCCTTCCGCGCCTTCGGGTATGTGTTCTTTTGCGTATAGCACCGAAACACCGTTCCGGCGAAGAATTGCTTTGTTCTTTGCTATATCTTCACGGTTGCGGCCGAAGCGGTCAATTTTCCATACGATAACGGCGTCAAAGAATTTCTGTTTACTATCACGTAGCATTTTTTGAAATCCGGCACGGTTATCATTTCGACCGGTCTTTGCACGGTCGATATACGTTCCGACGATCTTTATATTATTAGCGTCCGCGTATTCCTGACATTCGCGCAACTGTCCTTCGATACTTTGTTCCGTTTGTCTGTCCGAAGAATAGCGGGCATAAATTACGCCGTTCATACACAATCTTCCTTATTCGCGCTATATGCGGCATTTATAAAATATGAATATTGTTCAAGATCGGCGACGCAGGAAAGCGGGATTTTCCAATGCCGCTGATTTCGATTTTTGACGATCTGCAAACGATCGTCTTTTTTTATTTCATCAGCGGCGTTCCACAAATCGAGCGAAACCCACTTCGCGCGATCGGTCGCCTTCAGGCGGCAAAAGTCGCCGTATTCGCCGGTGATTAAAGTTAAATAACTATCCGTACGCCGTTCGACCCTTACGTCGGCGGATTCCGGCAAAGATTCTTTGATTATCGAGAGGGCCGCCGCTTCGTGTTGGTTTAATACGACGGGTTCTTTCACCCGGTCGAAACTGCAACGACAACCCGCCACGCCGTTTTCGATAAATATTTCAAAAATTGCCACGTGTAACACCCCTTTATGTGTAATAGATTGTAAAAATATATATGTTCCCGCTTGGAGCGGGTAACGCAAACGCCACTTTTACTTTGTATGTGTCTTTGAACGCGCTTTTTCCCCTTCCGCAACAACGCGCGGTATATCTTCGCCGATAGAGGTCGCAGGCTTTTCGGTCAATCCGCCAATGGGGCTTCGGATACTTTATACCAAGAATTCGGCAAATACTTTCTTGCATATCCGGTTGTGCGCGATACTTCCTTATCAATTCTTTTTCGTGATCGGACAATAATTCGCCCAAAAAATCTTCGGTAATTTCTTGACGTGGAATTTCAGCACGACAAAGAACGCAATCGACGGAACAATGGAAATAATCGGCGATCTTTTGAAGACTTGTATTGTCAACGTTGTATTTACCTCGTTCCCAATATGAAAGCGTGTTTTGTGCGACGCCTAAATGTTTAGCAAGATCAGCTTGTTTTATTCCGTGGGCTTGCCGTAATTCTCTAATTCTGTTTTTCATATCCGATTCCCCCTTTATGTGTAATAGATCGTAAATATATATACATTCCCGCTGGGAGCGGGCAAAACAAACGTTATTTTGATTCGGTATGTACTGTGCCGAAAATCTTTTCCCCTTCAGCAACAACGGAAGCGGCGTCCGTGGCGATACTGGAAGAACGGTAATTACCGCTATTTATCAAATCGCGCATATATTCGATAACTTTACTTTGACCGTCAGCGTTGAGGGCAGAAAACATATTAAAGAAATCGCCGTCGTGTTTCGGTTCTTCTTTTCCAAAAATGATAAAATCCGCAGAAACGCCGAGGGCTTGCGCGATTTTAATAATATTAGAAATTTGCGGGTCTTTTGTTTCACTACCCAAAATTTTAGCAAGCGTTCCTTTCGGAATGCCTGAAAGTGTGGAAAGCATGTCGTTCGAAAGTTTTTGCGCCTTTTTCAGCGTTTTAATTCGGTTTATCATTTCTTCTAAATTATACATAAGATCGCCTCCGTTGGCTCAATTATAACCTTTCGCGGGTCGCTTTGTCAATAGAATATTACCGAATTCGGAAATATTTTTCAAAAGAAGTGTTGACAAATACCGAATACGGTGCTATTATAGAGAAAACGAACCGAATTCGGTTCTAAAACAGAGGAGGATTACCGAATGTTAAACAATCTACGCGCCGAACTTGTGCGAAAGGGATTCAACACCCCATCAGAAGCCGTCGCCGACGCCCTGAACTGCACTCCGAAGACGGCAAGAAATAAACTTGACGGAATTTCGCCCGTTACAGTACCGGAAGCGGTAAAGATTATTGAAACATACTTCGCAAGCGATAACTTTACGATTGAATATTTGTTCGCGGAAGTCAAAGTAACGGCATAAGGGGGGCTTGACAATGCAAACATTGACGATCACGTCAGGAAACGCCGTGGCGGTCAAGCCGAAAGCAATTCCAAAACACCGGGCCGATTCGTTGGCCCGCAGCACGCTTCACGCCGTCGAACGCTTCTTCGCCTTACCGGGCGTTCAGGAAGATTTCGAAAAATGGCTGAAGGATTATGAACGGAGGAAAGCAAATGTCGGCACTTGACGGAACAATCACATTTGTAAAGGCGAAAACAAAATTCGCGAAACGCGCAAAAATAAGGAAGTGGCGGTATGAAACATATAATTCAAATTTCGGGTGGTAAAGACAGCGTGGCGACTTCCTTAATGCTTATTAAACTTCGCGAAGAAAATAAACTTTCATACGATATTGACGAAGCGGTGTTTTTTGATACGGGTATGGAGTTTCAAGTGACATACGAAACAATCGAAACGATGAAAAAAATATTTGATAAGCAAAATATAAAATTTTCAACGCTTCACCCCAAAATACCATTTGAAGAAAAAATGTTCAATATTGAGGTTCACAAACGCAACGGCACAATCGGATATGGTTATTCGTGGTGTGGCGGCGTTTGTCGTTGGGGTACAACAGAAAAATTAAAAGCACTTGAAAAGCATTGCGCCGGAGCGGTTCAAATTGTAGGACTTGCTTATGATGAACAAAATCGTATTGCAAAAGAGCGAAACGGAATTAAAGCATTCCCGATGAACGATTGGAAAATGACGGAAGCAGACGCGCTTAAATTTTGCTATGAAAGCGGAATTGAATGGAAAGAAGACGCGGGAGCGGGTGAAATTCGGCTTTATGATGTACTTGATCGTGTTTCTTGTTGGTGCTGCGGAAACAAAAACTTAAAGGAACTTCGAAATATGTATTTGTTTCTTCCGAATTATTGGGAGCGGTTAAAAGAACTTCAAAGTAAAACCGACCGTCCGTTCCGTCGCGACGGTAAAACAATTTTTGATCTTGAAGAACGCTTCAAACGGGAGGTGTCGGTATGAACGAAGCGCTTTTAAGTAGTAAAAATATGAATTGGTGTACCCCACAAGATTTCTTCGATCGCCTTAACGCTGAATATAACTTCGTATTAGACGCAGCGGCGACGGACAAATCGGCAAAATGCAAGAAGTATTATACGCCGGAAACAGACGGATTAAAACAGCCGTGGGCTATCGGAGGGGCTGTATTCTGCAATCCGCCATATGGTCGAAGTATCGGTGCTTGGGTGGAAAAGGCTTTCAGCGAAGCAAAGAGCGGGACAACAATTGTTCTTCTTATTCCCGCCCGAACCGACACAAAATATTTTCACGAATACATTTACGGAAAAATTGTGCCAAATACACGGCTTCAATTTCAATCCGCACAATATACCGGGATTATATGAGCAATGCAGAAAGGCGGTATATCCAAATGACAAATGATGAATTGAAGCAAGCGTTATTCAACAAACGCCCCGTAATACATAATAAGCCGCCGCTTGGCGAAATCGAATATAAATGCGTTTCCGCGATTATTTACAGGGTAAACAAGGAAGGCAAACTTGACATCAGCGCGGAATTGACGGATATATGCGGTCATTCGGTCAGTACGGCAGACCCCGCACAGCTTAGATACAAGGAGAAATAAAAATGATCGCTTATATCATTACGGGCGTTATATGTTTTGTTTTGGGCGGCGTGTTCGGCGTTTTCATTATGGCATTGCTTGCAGCGGAAAAGAGAAGTGTGCAAAAAATAATATGAGGAGGGATAAATTTATGAATAACACTTTACTTATAAATTCAAAGACGGGGCAGGGATATGTTGATGTTTTGCAAACTACGCAGCTTTTAAAAAAGTTGGCAGAAATATAAGCAATTTAGCATTAAGGAAATTATTATGAGAGTAGAAATTATAACAAAAGAAATGATGTTTAAACTTGTAAAGACCTATGCCGGCAGTGAATACGAAAAAGGCAACGAGGATTACTTTGCTATGACAAAAAATGTAGATGATTGTAAGTTTGAATTGCGTAATGACAAAGCAGTGCTTAGATACAAGAACGATGATGAATTTATAACGGCTACACTGTACAGGAGATGTTACCCAGATTATGAGGACGAGATGTGCTGTAGGCTGTCGGTGAAGGTCGATAAAGAATTTGTTGAGTTTGAGGTAAGCGTGGACCTAATGGAACTTTGCGGAATGGTGGTTGAGTAATGGAAAATATACTTATTAATATCAAGGACGGCGAGGTAATGATATTGCAGGGACTTGATACAGTGACAGCCGAAAGGCTCGAAGACATACTAAACTATGTAGCTGAAACTAAAGAAAGTCTTGATAATCATAAACTTTGCAACAAAGCAGTCGGATTTAAGCGTGTTGTTAAGAACTGCAAGAAGTTTATTAAGTGCTGTAAGTACGCAATGAGAACTTAACAGGAGTACATATGTTTAAAGTCAGATGTAAAGAAGATATATCAGAAGTCTTTGAAGTATACGATGTATTTGAACCTGTGGAGGAAAGCAATGACATTTGTAAGGACTGCAGAGCTACGAGAATTAAGCAAGCTCAGAGGAAATATGCGATACTGAGCAATAAAAGGAGAATGTAGATGAGAGAAATATTATTCAGAGGCAAGAGAGTAGATAATGATGCGTGGGTTGAAGGTTTATTGATAATAATATGGGGGCAGTATCACATTATACAACCTAATGATGAAAATACAGCTTACCCGATTGTCCTCAAAACCATCGGTCAGTTTACAGGCTTGACTGACAAGAACGGCACGAAGATTTTTGAGGGTGATATATTTAAGTTTGAAGATGAAGTTTGGCAAAGCTGTTACACGCCCTGCGGCACGGAATGGAATTCGTGGAAAGTTGAGAATTGCGGAGTTGTTGGCTTTAACGAAGAATTATCGCAATATGATTTTGTTAGATACAAATTCGGTCAAAACTCAGTTGAAGCTAATTTGCACGAAAATCACGATATGACATTTTCTGAATTTATAACTGATTTAGAAGTCGTTGGCAATATCTATGATCATCCGGAATTGTTGGAAGGTAGTGAAAACAAAGAAGTGCTTTGACATCTGCAAGAAAAGTGGAGTTTTTTATGTGAAGCAGACGAATATAAAATACTTATCGAAAACAGCATAAAAAAATAGTCCGTTTGGTTGCACCCAAACGGACTATCGGAAACGACTTTTCGCCGCCCCTAAAATCTGTATTTATTATAGCGCAGAAGCGGCGAAAAGTCAAGATTACACGGGCAAAAAGAAGCCCGTTCGCGGGCTTGTATTGGATAGTATTTTATCAACTAACAAAGAACGCGAAAGATTGATTTTCAAAGGAGTGCTAAAACAAATGGAACAGAATAAAAATAATTATCATTCATCGGTGAAATTCAAGTCATTGTCCGCGTCAAGTCAAGTCGAGTTATTGAAAAGGCAATGTGAAGCGAATGTCCCGTTTTACGAAGTCGTGGAAGATGTAAAAAGTGAAATTGATTTCGATTGCTTCGACAGAGTGGAAAAAGAACAAGCCGAAGAAATATGTTTAATGATCGCGGAGGTTTTGAAATTACCGCCGGAAGCAAAAGTGCGTATCGCGGGAAATGATCTTACCGCTGATATGGTGGCGACAATCTTTCATCGTTTGACACACGAACATATCGCGCTTGTTATGAAAAACTACGGAAAAGCAACATACGAAATTCATCACAAAAAAACATATCTTCGAACCGCGCTTTACAATTCCGTGTTTGAAATCGAAAGTCATTATGCAAATCTTGTCAAAACGGATTTAGAGTAAAAAGGCGGTGCGAATATGATACGGGAAAAACATACAAAATCGGGAAAATTGTTCGAAGCGGACTTTTACCCCGTGTGGAATGACGGAAGGCGTATGCCGTCCCGCTCACCCAAAAAGAAAAGGTCAACGCCGGAACAGGAACGCTATAACAAGCGGCAAGCCGAAAAGAAGCTTATTCGCCTTGTAAACACGAATTTCGACGAAGAAGATATTATTATGCACCCTACATACAGCCCCGAAAAAGCGCCGCAAAGTAAAGACGAAGCACGCCGCGATATTATAAATTATCTTCGCCGCGTAAAAACGCGCAGAAAATCGGAATTGAACAAGACCGTAAATGCGCTTGAAGCTTTGCCGGATAGCGACGCGCTGAAGGAGCAAAGAAAAGATCTTGAAATTCGAAAAGCGAAGCTTGAAGCCCCGTTCAAGTACATTTATGTTATCGAACGCGTGCAATACAAGACGGGAAAATACAAAGGGCGCGACAATTGGCATTTTCACTTGTTTATTACGGGCGGTATTCCCCGAAAAGAACTTGAAAAAATGTGGTCGAACGGGCTTCGCACAAACGCCGATAATTTTCAGCCTGAAAAGTACGGCCCGGAAGCAATCGCGAAATATATGTCAAAAGACCCGCAGGGTTCAAAGCGTTTTTGTTGTTCGCGAAATCTTGAAAAGCCGAAAACGCCGAAGCCGAAGGACGGGCGTATATCGCCCCGTGGCGTTGCAAAATTGGCACAGGAGCGCGCGGAAGACCGCGAATATTGGGAAAAGAGATACAAGGGCTATCGCTTTATCAAAGCATACGCCCGATACAACGATTACAACGGACATTGGTATTTGTCGGTCGTAATGTATAAAGCGGACGACGGAGCGTTGCCGCGATGGGAGGTTGAAGAATGGTTGGACGAATAACGCTTGGAAGTCTGTTTGACGGTACGCGTTACAAGCAAACGGGAAATTCCCTTGCTATCCCCTGCGCTTTGCGCGTTATCGGGTACATAGCGGATTACATACGGGAGGGGGCGGAAAAATGACGGAATCAGAATTTAAAAAGCGATATTCGCGGGAGCGTACCGACAAAATGGCAATGCTATGTTTGTTTTGCGGAAATATCGACGAAGTACAAACGAGATTTTCGGACGGTTGCGTATGTTCTTCTTGTGGGCGTATGGTTTGCCCTATCGGTTTTCTTAAAAAAGCAAAAACAGGGCCGACACAAAAACCGCATACGCAATACGAAGCGGCAGAACAAGAAGCACTTTTCAAATGGGCTTTGTTTATTCGTGGGCGCTTCCCCGAAATAGATTTGCTTTATCATATCCCAAACGGTGGCAGCAGAAACAAAATTGAAGCGGCAAACCTTAAACGACAAGGCGTAAAAGCGGGCGTACCCGATTTGTGTTTACCTGTCGCCTGCGGAAATTATCACGGTTTATACATCGAACTGAAAGCAGGCAAAAACAAAACGACGGACAAACAAGACGAATGGTTGCAAAACTTACGCGATCAACAATACGCCGCCGAAGTGTGCGTCGGTTGGGAGCAGGCAGCGGAAGTTATAACAAAATATCTTGAAATGAGAGGAAAAACAAATGGTACACGCACTTAAAATTTACCCGGAATATTACGAAGCCGTAAAGAGCGGCAAAAAGCCGTTTGAAGTCAGAAAGAATGATCGCGATTTCAAAATCGGCGATTATTTGGCACTTAATGAATTTATCCAGAACGGAGCGGGCGCAGGCGAATATACAGGGCGTTCGATTATTGCGAGAATTTCTTATATTTTCACGAATGAAGAATATTGCAAAGACGGCTTTGCTATTTTGGGATTGAACCCGTGCGAATTATCGGACTTAAAAAACACTAAAACAGTTTTAAGCTGTTTTGGGCTTCCGACATTCGAATTCAAGGAGGTAACACGAAATGTATAACAACAAAAGTATACGTCAACAATCCGACGAAATAGAAAAAATTGGATTTGAGAATGAAGCCACTTGCCCGTATTGCGGTCAAATATCTATTGCAGGAGGCGATTGCGATTGTGCGGGAGCAAAACGCGCCCGAAGAATTGAAGTGCAAATATGGCAGGCAAAGCAAGCTATCGACGAAATTTTCGGAGAGCAGGCAGAACAGGACGGCAAAAAGCCGATCGCAGAAGAAAATATCGCTATTTTGAAAACCGTTGCGGAACAAATCGCAAATTATAAGCTTCATTCCGCTTCGTTCGTTTTGTCGAGCGGAACGCGTGCAAAATTAACGCGCGGTTCAAAGGGTGTTATCAAAATCGAGCGAACCGAAACGCAAAAGGACAGTGCGGAGGTCGAAGAATGAATATTATTGCAATCAGTGGAAACATAACGCACGACATCGAGTTAAAAACAACGCCCGACGGGATTTCGGTATGCACTTTCACGGTAGCTGTTAGACGACCGGGCGCAAAAGATAAAACAGATTTTATAACTTGCGTTGCGTGGCGGCAGAAAGCGGAATTTATTACGCGATATTTTTCTAAAGGTCAAAAAATCGAAATCACGGGTATTTTGACTTCGCGAAAATGGGAGGACAAAAACGGCAATAAACGAACAACATTTGAAATTGTCGTAAATGAAGCGGGCTTCGGCGAAGGAAAAAAGAAAAGCGATGAAGCAGAAGGCACAGAATACGAATTTGCGGAATTCGATTGTTCGGACGAAGATTTGCCGTTTTAGGAGGTCGCAATATGCAATACATAGCTTATTTTGTAACGGCGGCTTCAATCGTCGGAACGGTCGCAAATAGTTTTCAAAAGCGGTGGTGCTTTTGGGTGTGGATTTGCACGAATTCTTTTTGGTGCATATACAACGTCGTAAACGGCAGTTACGCGCAAGCGCTTTTATACGCCTTTAATTTTGCTATGGCAATTTTAGGGCTTATCAAGTGGCGGAAGAAAAGAACACACATTCCCCGAAGAATTGTAAAGCGGATAAATAAAGCGCTGGAAATAAAACTTTACGAATGGCAAATAAACTTCATTTTCGGAAACGGAGAATACAAAAACGAATATCAATACGGCCGCAGGAACGGGAAGACCCTTGCGAACGCATTAAAACTTTGTCTTTCGAGCGGGCCACCGTTGATCTACGATAAGCGAACCGGGCTTTTTCTGTCCGGCAATCCCGAAGCAATCGCAAAAGAAGACGCGGTAACGCGAATGAGGTATCGGCATTTTTGCGCCGAAGTTTTGAGAATATATAAAACGCTGGACGAAGCCGGCGGAATTCCTCTACGTGAAATTATCAGCACTTCAAAGAGCGACGGGTACAACGTTCAATTTATGACCGTTGACGAACACGAAGAATTACACAAAGGCGGGTAAAAATGTACGATTTATTGGACACATTAAAACAACCGGAAGCGGCCGAAGCGTTAAAAGCGGCCGAAAAGATCGTCGTTTCGTTAGATCAATCAAACGGCGAAGATAAAACGGCTTGCGTCGTCGCGGCATTTAACGCCGTCGGCGAAGCGTGCATTATTGCGACAAAGTTTTTTTCCGAAGCGGTATCCGCCATAAAAGCATACACGGAAACCGTGATTTCGCTATACCCGAACAAGCGTGTTTTACACCTTGCAAAATATCACCCGAAAGAACGCGTCCGTAAAAAGAATATGCGCCGCGTTTTGAAGTGGATTGAAAGGGGGCTTTGAAATGGTCGAGATTATTAAAACGGCGATCATCTGTGCGGCCATTGTCGCGATCGTGGTTATCGCCTATAAAAACAAGAAGTGAGAGGGTCGGCACAATGAAGAAGGATTTTACAAGAGATTATACGACGGAAATTTTTAGGGCTCACGCAGCGGCGGGAATGCCTACATACGAAGAAGCGCGGGAGCGGGTATATAAAACCGAACTTGCGAAGCGGGATTCTATGGACGCCGCAACCGCGATCGCGCAAGCGGAAATCGCTACCGAAAAAAGAACGCCGTATCTTCTCGACATTATGGCAGCGGAAAAGACGCTGGAACTTTTGGAGCGCGGCGGAAAAGGTATGATCGCCCGCGCGGTGAAGGCGGTATATTGTGCATATCCTACGCAGCCGTTACACCGTGGCGATATTACGAATCGCGTTCGCCGCTTCTCTTTGGAATGCCCGGCGGATACAAGCACCGTTTATCGCTGGTTAAAGGAAGCCCGCTTATTGTGTGCCGCCGTACGTGGGCTTCGCATATCCGACGACGACGTGGAAAGATATAGCATTGTTTTATAACGTGCGAGTAGTGGGGTATGATTATCTGTTATACTATGCACAATGAAGAATTGTAAAAGAGCCGTGGCCCTTGCGGTTACGGTTCTTTTCTTTGGGCTTCTACGCTACAAAGGAACGTGAAGCGCAAGGGGCGGGAGCGGTGGCGAACTGTGAAAGAATTTGCGAAGAAATTTTATTTGTCGAAGGCGTGGCGGAAAACACGCGAAGCGTATTACCGTTATCGGTTCGGTATCTGTGAGCGGTGCGGCGCGGCCGGCGACATTGTTCATCACAAGAAGTATCTTTCACCGTCAAACATTCACGACCCGAATATAACGCTTTCGTTTTCGAATCTTGAATTACTATGTCAGGATTGCCACAACAAAGAACATTCAAGCAAATATAAAAAGCGATATTCATTTGACGCAAACGGAAACATAATCCCCCCCACCCTACCGAAAAAATAAACCGCAGCGGAGACCGGAGAGTGGAGTGAAATTTTACTCCGCAGGCGCGCGCATAACGGGTGTTGCAAGGGGTGGGGGTATCAAGCACAAAGGGAGGTGTTTTTATGGCAGAAAAGCGAGAACAAACAAAAGAAGAAAAAATCAAGAAAGAAATTGCCAGAATTAAAAGGGCTTTGCGCGATCTTGACAAGAATAAACTTTCGGTCATTGAACCGCTTATAAAATCAGCGGCTTTTATGGCTGTTTCGCTCCCGGAGTTAGAAAAAACGATCAACGAAAACGGCTTTGTCGTGGAATACAAAAACGGCGAAAATCAATTTGGAACAAAGCAAAGCGACGAAGTTAAAACCCTGCTTGCTATGCAGAAGAATTTAACGGCGACCATAAAAACGCTTGTTGATATAGCCCCGGCGACGAAATCTAAAAAAAGTCGTCTTACCGAGTTAATGGGCGAATGATTTATGCCGTATGCAAATTACATTTTTGAGTATTACGACGCAATTAAAACCGGGCGCGTTACCGTTGGCAAGTGGATAAAGCTTATATATGCAATCCTTGTTAAAGGGTTTGAAAATGGGCGTTGGTTCTTCGACGCAAAAAAGGCAAACAAAGCAATTAAATTCATCGAAAATTTTTGTCACCATTCTGAAGGAAGAAGCGATCTTCTAAAACTTGAATTATGGCAAAAAGCCATTGTTTCCGCGATATTCGGTATTGTTGACGCAGCAGGCTTCCGACAATTCCGCGAAGTATTTATCCTTGTCGCGCGAAAGAACGGTAAAACACTTTTTGCCGCTGCGATAATCGCGTGTATGTCATATCTTGACGGCGAATATGGCGCAAAGGTTTATTGCCTTGCGCCGAAGCTTGAACAAGCCGATCTTGTTTACGACGCGTTTTATCAAATCGTGCAAGCCGACGACGAATTGGACGAAATGGCGCAAAAACGCCGCGCGGATATATACATTCGCGAATTCAATACAAGCATACGCCGTCTTGCTTTCAACAGCAAAAAATCGGACGGTTTCAACCCGCATTTAGCCGTATGCGACGAAATAGAAGCGTGGCCCGGCGAACAGGGATTGAAGCAATATGAAGTTATGAAATCTGCGCTTGGAGCACGTAAACAGCCGATTATATTATCTATTTCGACAGCGGGATATATTAACGACGGTATCTTCGACGAACTTGTAAAACGCGCCACAGCGTTTCTAAAAGGCAACAGCGACGAAGCGCGATTGCTTCCGTTTTTGTATATGATTGATGATGTGGAAAAATGGGACGACATCGAGGAAATCAAAAAGGCAAATCCGAACTTGGGCGTTTCCGTGTCACGCGAATTTTACGAAGAAGAAATCAAAATCGCCCGTCTTTCGCTATCAAAAAAAGCCGAATTTCTATGTAAATATTGCAATATTAAGCAAAATTCTTCGGTTGCTTGGCTTGATTTTCAAGATGTGGAACTTATTTCGGGCGAAAAATATTCGCTTGAAGATTTCCGCGGTTGTTATTGCGTTGTTGGTATCGACTTGTCGCAGATTAAGGATTTAACCGCCGTGTCGGTTGTCATTGAGAGGGACAAAAAATTCTATGTGTTTACACAATTTTTTATGCCGCGGGAGCGGATAGAAAAGGCAGCGGAAGAAGAAAATACGCCGTATAACATCTTCGTACAAAAAAGGTTCGTAACGGTCAGCGGCGAACACTTCGTCGATTATCACGACGCATTTAATTATATCTGTATGCTGCTTAAAAAATACAAGATTAAGCCGTTAAAAATCGGTTACGACCGATATTCGGCACAGTATTTAATACAGGATTTAGACAAAGCGGGCTTTCATACCGACGATGTATTTCAAGGCACGAACCTTTCACCGCTAATGCACGAATTCGAAGGTATCGTCAAGGATAAACAAATACAAATCGGCGAAAACAATTTGTTGAAATCTCATTTATTGAATGTTGCGGTACAAATCAACAGCGGTGACGGGCGAATGAAGCCCGTAAAAATAGAACCGCGCTTGCATATTGACGGTTTCGTGTCGATTATAGACGCTTTCACAGTACGAAGCAAATATTATTCCGAAATCGGAAAAATGCTTGAAAACGCAAACAAGGGGGTGAAGACTTGAACTTTTTGAAAAGATTTTTTTCGGGACTACGAAGAACCGTGCGAATTGTATTTAACCGAAGCGAATATGCCCCGTCAGGTGCTTTGCGGGATAACGAAATCGTCGGGGCCATTGCAAACGCTATCGCCGTAAATGTCGGCAAGCTATCGCCGCAAGTGATACGCAAGGACGCGAAGGGCGTAACAATCAAGAACGATTATCTTTCGAAGCTGTTAAATATTCGCCCTTGCCCGGAAACTTCGACATACGATTTTCTTTATCGCGTGGGAAGCGATCTTGTAAATGCTTCAAACTTTTTTGCAATCATTTTTTACAATGCAGATTTTACGCGTATTGAGCGGGTACAGCCTGTAACGGTGCGCAATCACAGGATTTTCGAAGACGAAAGCGGCGTGATTTATTTTAATTTTGTGTGGGATTACGACGGCAAGGAATACACCGTGCCATATCAGTTTGTAATTCACATAAAAAGCAGATACAACAAAAAACGCTTTCTTGGAACACCGCCGGACGCGCAGTTGAAAAGCTCAACCGATCTTTTAGAAATCACATACAACGGCATTAAAAGCGTGATAAACAATTCGGCTTCGCTTCGCGGATATTTGAAATATAACAATTTCGTTGACGACGACGAATTAAAAGAAAAAGTCAAGGAATTTCAAGAGGCGTATATGTCAGCGGAAAACGAAGGCGGTTTAGCGGGACTTGATAATTCAATGGACTTCAAGGAAATAACGCAGCAGCCGCGCCCGATACCGACGGCACAAGTCGCGTTCTTCCGCGATAACATTTACCGTTATTATGGCGTAAATGAAAAAATACTTACATCGACTTTTACTGAAGCGGAATGGAACAGCTTTTACGAAGCCGTTATCGAACCGATCACGATACAATTATCGCTTGAATTTACTTTCAAGATTTTCACAGACCGCGAAAGAGGTTGTGGAAACAAAATCGTTTTTACGGCGAACCGATTACAGTATGCAACGCTTCAAACCCGTTCGGCAATCGGCAAAGAATTATTCGACCGCGGTGTGTTGACAATCAACGAATACCGCGAATTGATGTATTTACCGCAAATCGACGACGGCGATGTGCGTATGATTTCGCTGAACTATGTAAAAACGGACGATCAAACCTTATACCAAACAGGCAAGGAAGAAGGGGCCGGTACAAAAACAGACCAGCCGCCCGAAGATATGCCGCCGGAAGACCGCTTGGCGGTTATTCAATATATCAAAACCAAATTACAGGAGGTGTAACAATGCAGATTTTTAACAGTGTGAACGCGCCGCGTGTTAAAGACAATTTGAAACAGTTTTTAACAGTAAAAAATGAAACGCTTACAAGCGCGGATTTGTACTTTTACGGCGACATCGTTTCGGATTGGTGGGGCGCGTGGACGGACAGCGACCAATACCCCGAAGCCGTGCGGGATTTCTTGAAAGAACAGGACGGAAAAAACCTAAATATCTACATAAACAGTGGCGGCGGTTCGGTATTCGCCGGACTTGCTATTTACAATATGCTATCACGCCATAAAGGCTTCAAAACCGTTTATGTGGACGGTATGGCGGCTTCAATTGCTTCGGTGATTGCCCTTGCGGGCGACCGCGTTATCGTACCGTCAAACGCGTTTTTGATGATACATAAGCCGTGGGCGCTTTGTCAAGGAAACGCGGACGATTGCCGTAAAATGGCGACCGATCTTGACGCTATCGAAACAGGAATAATCAATGTATACAAAGAACACCTTGCGGAAGGCGTCGATATTGCAGAGATTAAAAAAATGGTTTCGGAAGAAACTTGGCTGAATGGTGAAGAAGCCGCGAAATATTTTTCAATCGAAGTCGGAGCGGCGAAAGAATATGCAGCAAAATTTACCGATACCGTATCGGCATACGGAAAAGTACCAAAAGAAATTATCAAATCCGCGCGGGCGGCTGATAATACCGCGCTTAACACCGCGGAAAAAATTACACGCCTTACAATTAAGGCAATTTCGAAAGGAGCATAAACACTATGACAGTAAAAGAAATGAAAGCACGCTTGCGCGCAATCAATGCCGAAGCGGCGAAAATCAAGGAGGGCGACAAAGAAGCCCTTGACAAGCTTCTTCTTGAAGCGGAAGACCTTTCCGCAAAAATCGAAGAAGCGGAAAGTCGCGCCCGCCTTCAGAGAATGGCAGTGGGAGCGGCAGACCCCACTGGCGAACCGAAGCCCGGCGAAAATGGAAACAACCCGGAAGACAGCGCGACAAAACGCGGTAAAGCACTTATGGTGGGTAACAAGGTATCGCGTAAATTCGCACCGAAGAACGCAATTTCTTCGACTTCAACCGTTCTTACACAGCATACCGCGTCCGATGTAAAGCCGACATTTAACGAGGTTTCAAGCCTTGTTGACCGCGTAAAGGCTGTTCCTCTTCCGGGCGGTGAAAGCTACAAGCGCGGATTTGTTAAGGGCTACGGCACGGGCGGTCATACTGCCGAAGGCGCGGACTACAACACCGCCGAACCGACATTCGGATATGCGGAAATGACAAAAACCAAAATTACCGCATATTGCGAAGAACCCGAAGAAATCGCGAAGCTTGCGCCCGCAGATTACGACGGCGTTATCAGCGGTTCGACCGAAATTGCCGTCCGTAAATTCCTTTCTAAACAGATTTTGATCGGACAGGGCGGCGCAGGCAAGCTGTACGGCATTTTCTACAACCCAAAAGACAGCAACGACGACATTATCGACCGTAACACTGATATTTCCATTCCTGCAATCGACAAAAACACGCTTGACGAAATTATCTACGCGTACGGCGGCGACGAAGACGTGGAAGACATTGCAACGCTTATCCTTAACAAAATGGATTTGAAAGCATTTGCAACGCTTCGCCTTGAAGACGGCAAAAAGGCTTACACCGTCGTAAATCACGGCAACACGGGAACAATCGACGGCGTTCCGTACATTATCAATTCAGCTTGTAATGCGGTTTCTAATTCCGCAACAACCGCCGGAAGCTATTGTATGGCATACGGGCCGCTTTCCAATTACGAATTACCCGTATTCTCCGATATGGATATTCAGCGTTCGACCGAATTCAAATTCAAGCAGGGACAGATCGCGCACCGTGCCGACATCTTCGTGGGCGGTAATGTCGCGGCATACAACGGCTTCTTGCGAGTAAAAAAAAAGTCAGTCTAACGGATAACGGAACATTAACGGTTGCGTCAGCGGCAGGAAGCGCAGCGGGTAAAACTGTAATTACCGTTTCGGAGAAAATCGGAGCGGGCAACAGCTACAAATACAAGGTAGCCGCCTCCCCCACTATTCCGAATATCGGTGATACTTGTTCTTCCGGCTATACCAATTGGAACGGCAGCGACGAAATAACCGCCGAGAGCGGAAAACAAATCGTCATTGTTGAGGTTGACGGCAATAACGCCGCCGTGGCGGTGGGAAAAGCGACCGTTATTTCGGCTTGATCGGGGGCGCTTGAATGATTACTCAAGAACTTATCAACGCAATTAAACTTCGCTTACGAAAGAAGCGAAGTGATATTCTTGACGAAGACATAAAACAGCTTGCGGAAGTAGCCGTCGCAGATATGAAGCGCGTCGGGGTAGCTGATAAATTTTTATCGGCTATTACCGACCCGATTATCAAAGAAACGGTAATTACCTATGTAAACGCAAACTACGGAAACAATCCTGACAAAGAAAAACTTATGGCTTCTTACGATATGCTTATAACCAAAATCAAGGGAGGGCGTTACCGTGAATGACGAAATTGTAACGCTTGTATGCGAAATAGACGCGGAAACCGAAGAAACGCAAGAAGTATTTGCAACGGTTGAGGGTATCGGACAACAAGAATTCTTTGCGGCAGCGCAAGCGGGATTTAAAGCTGAATACAAAATAACCGTTTGGCAAAGCGACTACGAGGGGCAAAACATTGTCGAATTTAATAATCAGCGGTACAGCGTTTACAGAAAATATCCGCGTTCCGATGAAAAAATCGAGCTGTATCTGTCAACAAAAATCGGGGTTTAACCGTGGCGATCAGCATTGAACAAATGGCAGACATCATTATTCAAGAACTTTCTTCGTACACGGTCGAAATTGCGGAGGGTGTAAAAGCCGCTGTCGATGAAACTTCGCAAGAATTGTTGGAAAATATCAAAGCCGACGCACCGGAATTAACAGGCGATTACAAAAAGGCTATGAAAATCAAAACAACAAGCGAAGATTTTTACGAAAAGAAAAAGACTTGGTTCGTTGACGCGAAAAGCGGCGAACATCGCTTAACACATCTTTTGGAAAACGGACACGCAAAACGCGGTGGCGGTCGCACAAAGGCTTTTCCACATATCGAAAAGAACGAAGAAAAGGCACAACAGGCGTTCACGGAACGCGTCGAAGGGATAGTAAAAAATGGCGGTAAATGAGCATATCGAAAAAATCTTAAAACCGATAGGGCTTCCTATCGCGTACCGCGCGTTCAAGCCCTATAAAAATAAGCCCGTCCCCGCCCCGCCTTATTTGATTTATTTAATAAGCAATGAGAGTGGGCGCGGCGCAGACGGAAAGAACCTTTACAAGCGGCTGCATATCGTTGTAGAACTTTATACCACAACAAAAAACACGGCGCTTGAAGACAAGGTGGAAAATGCAATTTCAAAATATGAATTCGAAAAATACGAAACATACATTGAAAGTGAAAAGATGTGGCTTGTATCTTTTGAATTCGATATTTTTGAAAAACAAGGAGGAATTAACAATGTCGAATAAAGAAAAAATCACGCTTGGAAGCGGAAAGCTTTACTACGAAGAATTTACCGGGGATATTCCCGAATCAAGCGCAATCGAAACCGACGAAAAAATGTTGGGACTTATTTCGGGCGGCGCGACGCTTGAATACAAGCCCGAATATTACACCGCCGAAGACGATTTGGCACTTGTCAGCAAAACGATCATTACGAAAGAAGAAGCAACCCTTAAAACGGGCGTTATCACTTGGAACGGGAAAACCCTTGCGACGCTTTCTTCTACGGCGAGAGTTACCGAAAGTAAAGGTAAACGCATTGTAAAAATAGGCGGTCGCGGAAATGACAATGGTAAATCGTATGTCATTCATTTTTGGCACGAAGACAAAGTGGACGGCGATGTACGCGTTACGATCGTTGGCAAAAATGAAGCGGGATTTTCTCTTGCTTTCGCTAAGGACAAAGAAACCGTCGTGGACGCAGAATTCAAGGCAAAGCCGCACGACAAGGAAGGCACGCTTATTCACTATGAAGAAGATGTACCGACGGAAGCAGGGGTGTAATACATAATGCTTGATTACACGACAAGGGAAAAGAAATTCTTATCTGTCAAACTTATTGACGGGCAAATGGTTTTTATCGGCGTACCGAAGAAACAGTTATTTTCAAGGCTTACTCACCTTGAAGAAAACTTGAAAAACACGGAAGAAATCGAACCGCTTTACGACGAAGTATTACAGCTTACCGCCGAAATACTTTCGAACAACAAAAGCGGTACGAAGTTCACCGCCGAAGCGGTTGACGAAATTATGGACTTTGAGGATATGGCGCTGCTTATTCGCGAATATTCGGCGTATGCGGGCGCAATCGTTAAAAACCCAAACTGAAAATCCCGTATTATCCCGGCGGGGATGATAATACGGGACATTACAAAGTAACAACGATCGGTGAACGGCTTGTTTCTGAATATTCCGGGTTAAATTTCGCGGAGGTTGAGGAATTGCCGATCGATGTTTATATGCTTCTTATGCGTGACGCATTTATATTCAAGCAAAGTCAAACGCCCGCCGGGCGCGAATACTTGGAAAATTGTTGGCGCATAGAGCAAACAGAGCCGGACAGAAAAGCATTACGAAGGAGATTCGGAAAGGAGGGGTCGAACAATGGCAAGCGGTAAAATCAAGGGAATTACAATTGAAATCGGTGGCAATGTTTCGCCGCTTAACAAAGCGCTTGCAAGCGTAAACACCGAAAGTAAAAGTATTCAGCAAGAATTAAAAGCCGTAAATACGCTTTTGAAATTCGACCCCTCCAATACCGAAGCTTTGGAAAAAAAGCAAAAGCTTTTACAAGCGGCACTTTCGGCTTCGAAAGATAAACTTGATGTTTTGAAGCGGGCGCAGGCGCAAGTCGAAGCACAATTCAAAGCGGGAACAATGGGCGAAGCAGAATATAAAGCCTTTCAAAACCGCGTTACATACGCCGAAGCTGATGTTAAAAAAGCCGAAAAAGCGATTGACGATTTCGGAAAAGAACTTAAAAAAAGTGGAAAGGACGCAAAAGGAGCGGGCGAAAATTCCGAAAAAGCAGGTAAACAAGCGAAACAATCGGGTGACGACGCAAAAAGCGGCGGCAGCGGTTGGGAAACTTTCGGGAAACTTGCTTCTTCCGCGGGCAAAATCGCCGTTGCGGGCATTACTGCTATCGGAGCAGGCGCAGCGGCAACGGGTAAAGCTGTTTGGAGTATGGCGCAAGATACCGCCGCCGCAACCGACACGATCGACAAGCAAAGTCAAGCGGTCGGATTGTCCCGCAAAGCGTATCAAGAATACGACTACATACTTTCGCAAAACGGTATGGATATTACGAAGCTTACGGGCGTATCGAAAACCCTTACCGCTCAAATGGATAAAGTCACAGAAGGAAACAAGGACGCGACAAAGAATTTTGAAAAATTGGGACTTTCTGTTTATGACAGCAGCGGAAAATTAAAGTCGCAAGAACAAATGCTTGCGGAAAGCATTAACGCGCTTCAAGGAATGGAAGACGGAACAGAAAAAGCCCGTCTTGCGACGGAACTTTTCGGAAAGCAGGGACAAACCCTTATGCCGCTTTTGAATGGCGAAGCGGGTTCGGTTGAGGAATTGCGGAAAAAGGCGCACGACTTGGGAATGGTGCTTGACGATGAAGCCGTTACAGCAGGCGTAAACTTCACGGATAGCCTTGACACGATGAAGCGTTCTTTTGCGGGTGTCAAAAATTCCATTATGGCGAATATGCTTCCGGGACTTACGCAATTAACATCGGGATTTACTGATTTGATAGCCGGACAGGAAGGCGCGGGCGAAAGTGTAAAAGCGGGCGTCAATACGATGTTACAAAGCTTTCAAGAAGCCGTACCGCAGCTTGTAACGGTATTACGGACGATTATTGAAACAATTATCAGCATAGCGCCGGAAATCATTACAACGCTTGTTACGGTGCTTTTAGGGTGCTTACCGACGCTGATTGATACTTTGTTTCAAATCCTGCAAGGGTTGTTAAATTCGATAACTTCAAATGTGCAAATGATCGTCGATGTGATTATGCAGCTTATAACGACGGTTATTCAGTTTATCGTGACGAATTTACCGCTTTTTGTGGACGCGGGATTGAAAATCATTGTCGCACTTATTAACGGCATAGCAACGGCGCTTCCGCAGATTATACAATCCATTGTGGATATGATACCGAAGCTTATACAAGCAATTACGGACAATTTACCGCTGATTATTCAAGCGGGCATTACCCTTTTACTTTCGCTTACACAAGGCTTGATCGACGCCATACCACAGCTTCTTGAAGCGTTGCCAACGATTATTGCGGCGCTTTTGAACGGCATATTGTCAGCAATACCACAGCTTATCGACGCGGGTATTCAGCTTTTGACGGCGCTTGTAACGGCACTTCCCGAAATCATACAAAAGATTGTTGAAGTATTGCCGCAGATTATCACGGCAATTATAGACGCAATCTTGAAAAATATACCGCTTATCATTCAAGCGGGCATTGATCTTCTTGTCGCTTTAATACAGGCGTTACCGCAGATTATAACAACGATCGTCGCAGCGCTCCCGAAAATCATTACATCGATCATCGACGCGCTGATCGGGAACATCGACAAAATCATTATGGCGGGCGTTCAATTGCTTGTCGCTTTGGTTCAAAACACGCCGAAGATCATTGTTGAAGTCGTAAAAGCTATTCCAAAGATTATAAAAGGCATAATCGACGCGATTATTTCTTTTGTGCCGAAGATTGCAGAGTGCGGAACGAACCTTATCAAAGGATTGTGGAACGGTATAAAAGACGCGGGCGCGTGGTTATGGAACAAAATATCGGGTTTCTTCGGTGGTATTGTCGATAATATCAAAGGCTTTTTCGGTATTCATTCCCCGTCAACGCTTTTCCGAGATATGATCGGTAAAAACCTTGTAAAAGGTATTTCGGTCGGTGTCGATGTTGAAACGCCGAACCTTCAAAAAGACATCGAAGACAATATGGGAAGCGTTACTGCGGGACTTAAAACAACACTTGATATGGAAAGCGCAAAGCTGAATATCGAGCAGAATGCGCCGTCGGGCGTGAATTTGGGCGGGCTACATTTCGAAATCGGCAATTTTGTAAATAATACCGAAAGAGATTTACGACAGTTAGTCGAAGAAGGAATGGAAGTTGCCGAAGAATATATAAGAAGACGCGGGGGTGTGTTTGCGTGATAACAGAGAATATAAACCAATTTTGTTTTGCAGGGAAAAAGTCATACGACGATATGGGTTTGATTATCACGGAAACCCCCGTTTTTTCTTGCCCGAAGCGGGACATAGAATTTACAAGCGTACCCGGACGAAGCGGCGATATTATCAGCGACAACGGGCGTTTTGAGAATACCGAAGCTTCCTACAAGGTGGCGGCGCTTGCGGAAGATTTCGACATCGAATTGATGTTGCGAAAAATAAAAGCGTGGCTTGCAGGGACCGTCGGATATTGCAAGTTAAGCGATACATACGACCCGAATTATTTTCGTTATGCCGCACTTGACGGCAAAATCGACTTTACGCAAAAATTACGCGCAATCGGAGCGGGTACGATTAAATTCAATTGCAAACCGTTCCGATACAGTGCAGAGGGACAGCAGGCTTTAACAATAACGCACGAAACAGCGTTATACAATCCCGAAGGGTTCGACAGTACGCCGAAGATTAAAATCGTCGGCAACGGCGATATTACGCTATATATCAATAATACGGCGTTCCCGATTACTTCGGTTGACGGAAATATCGAGATCGACGGCGATATTATGGCAGCGTTCAGCGGCGCGCGCCTGCAAAACAATAAAATTCATTTTACGGAATTTCCGAGGTTACTGCCCGGAAAGAATAACATTTCTTTCACCGGTTCGGTGTCGGAAATTCAAATTACACCGAGGTGGTGCGCTTTATGATACCTATTCTTTACGCCGCAGCGGAAACGGATTTTACACATAACGGTATCGGCGCATTACGCGACGCTTCAAAATGTGTTGTTACCGAAGAACGAAACGGTGGCTTCGTCCTTGAATTGGAATACCCCGTTTCGGGCGCAATGTATGAATGCATACAGGAAGATTGCATTATTAAGGCAAAACCGAACGATACGGCAAATAATCAGCTATTCCGCATTTATTCTTCTTCGAAGCCGAAAAGCGGCTTTGTAACATTTCTTGCCGAACATATTTCATATGAGTTAAGTGGAAACCCGATCGAAAGCGTCAGCTTTTCCAATAGAAGCGCGGCCGGAGCATTAAACGCGGTTCTTGACGCCGCTTTACTTCCTCACGATTACAAAGCGCAAAGCGATATTGAAACGCTGAATTCGACCGCGCTTTCCCGCGTATCTGTACGCGCCGCGCTTGGCGGTGTTAAAGGTTCAATCCTTGATACATACGGCGGCGAATATGAATTCGACAATTTTATAATTAAGCTTCACGCGCACCGCGGAAGCAATACGGGAATTAAGATTGCATACGGTAAAAACATTACCGATATAAAACAAGAAAAGAATATTTCAGCGGTTTATACCGCTGTTTATCCTTACGCGCGGTACACGCCCAAAGCCGAAGAAGGTTCGGAAGAACAGCCGGAAGAAGTTGTCGTAACGATTTCGGAAAAAATACTGTATTCCCCTTACGCTTCGAATTACGCACGCGTAAAGGTATATATGAAAGATTTTACGGACGCTTTCGGCGACGGCGAAGCCATAACGGAAGAAAAGTTACGCGCAAAGGCGCAATCTTGGGTTAATACAAGCGGTTTTGATGTTCCGTCGGTCAATATCACGGTGTCGTTTATAAATCTTTGGCAAACACCCGAATATGCGAAATACGCGATTTTGGAGCGGGTCAACCTATGCGATACGGTGGCGGTTGAATATTCGAAGCTTGGCATAACAGCCGAAGCAAAGGTTATTAAAACGAAGTATGAATCACTGAAGGAAAAATATATTTCGCTTGAACTTGGCAACGCCCGTGCGAACTTCGCCGATACAGTAAACCAAACAACCGCAGGCGTGGAAGCTGCAAAAAGTGAAATTAAGAAGCAGACAACAGCCGTTAGTATAAAATTCGCGCAAGCAATCGCAAAGGCAACAGCGGCGATTACAGGACAAAGCGGCGGATATGTGGTATTAAACCCGTCGGAAAATCCGCAAGAAATCTTGATTATGGACACGCCGGACATCAGAACGGCGGTTAATGTGTGGCGTTGGAACGCGGGCGGTTTGGGACATTCAAGCAACGGCTATAATGGGCCGTTTGAACTTGCAATGACAGCAGACGGCGCGATTAACGCAAACTTCATTACAGCAGGCGAATTAAACGGAATAATCTTGAAGGCGGGTTCGGTTGAAGCAAACGCAATTTCAGCCGCATACAAAAAGACGGTTACGGCTGAAATCGGCAAAAGTGCAAAAACAATTGAACAAAAATTCAAGGCGGCAGACGGTGAATTACTTAGCAGCATAAGTAAAACATTCGAAAGCTATTCTACAACCGAACAAATGAATTCTGCTATATCTCAAACAGCGGAAAGCATTACAACGGAAGTAAATAAAAAAGTTAACGACAAAGACTTCGGAACAAAAATCGTTCAAAACTATAAATCGGTTCAAATCGCGTGGAATGATATTTCGAAGTATATTGAATTTTCCGACGGCGCGATGAACATATATCAATCCACAGCACAGGGATTAAGTAATTTGTTAATGAAAATGAATTATTCCGGCGCTTGGTATTATTACAACGGTGCGACGATTGGAAAAATAGGTACAAACTCTTGGTCGGGCGATAACACATTTCGCGGATTGGTTTTCGATTTGGAATATGGCGCGGACTATATGTGTTGGTCGTGCGAAGAAAGTTTAGGGGCCGGCTCATACGAAGTACAGTTAATATATTATGCGAACGGTAAAAAGGCAAAACAGGGCTTGCATTTTTCGTGCGATACCTATTGTTGGAATAACTTGCGTATTAACGAAAATGTACGGACGGTAAATTGGAGTAGCGGTGCAGGCGGTTTATATTCGGACACACACGAAGTCGGGATTTACGGAAAAACAGCAAAAGTCAAAGGCGGGTGCGGCTTTGAATGTGGCGAAAAAAGGTTTTCTTTTTGGAACAGCGTCGATCGAATTGTGGATTGCTACAACAACATAGATATGCATAATTACGACATTCTTAACCAATCGGATGCGCGCTTGAAAACAAACATACAGACATCGGAAATTAACGCGTTGTCGATAATAAATTCAATTGAATTAAAATCGTATGATTGGATTGAAAGTGGAGAGCACGAAGAGGTCGGAATAATCGCACAGCAACTACAAAAAATCGCGCCGGATTTGGTTAATGAAGATATGCAAACGGGACGACTTTCCATTAAACCGAATAAGTTTATTCCTTATCTTATAAAGGCAATTCAAGAATTAAGCGCTTCAAGCGTTGCTAAAATGCGAACAGCGACCATAACGGAAGCTTGCTCGGACGATATGACATTATTCGAAACGGAAGCTTGGTCGGACGATATGACATTATCCGAAAAAATGGCTTTTATCGAACGAAGCAAAATTCTTCCCGCCCCACAGCCGGAAGAAATTAAACAAGAAAAAATCCAAATTCCAATCAAAAAAGGAGTAGTCGAAAATGGATAACAACAATTCGCCTTTAAGCATAATAATTGAAAATGCAAGAGGAAAGCTTATTCAAGCGTTTAACGAAGTGCTTGCGGAAACGAAGCTTCCCGCGTACTTAACTGAAGGAATTATATTGGAAATCCTCTCGGAAGTACGAAGCAGAAAAAACCTTGAATTGGTATCAGATTACAACCGCGTTAACCAAAACACCGAAAAGGAGGAATAAATACAAATGGAATTTATCAAAGAAATTACCGTTGATCTTGCAGGCGAAATGTTATTCGAATACATTACAGCGGTGCAGGGCGACGCGGGTTCGCGCTTTGTCAAAGTACAGCTTTTGAGCAATCGGCAGCCATACACACCGCCCGAAGGCGTAACGGCGGTTCTTCGATGTAAAAAGCCGGACGGAAAAACAATTTTCAACGATTGCACCGTCGGTGAAGACGGAACAATCAAAGCGGAACTTAACGAACAGATGTTGGCGGTAGCGGGCAATTGTCGTTGTGAAATTACGCTTTACGGAGCGGACGAAAGCACGCTTACTTCCGTACCGTTCATTGTAAAGGTTACTTCTTCGGCGATTAACCCCGGAAGCGTAACAAGCGCGGACGAATTTACAGCGCTTGGGAAAGCGCTTGCAAAGGTTGAAGCCGTGGACGGCGTAACAAAAGCGGCGCTTGAAACAGCAACCGACGCAATGAGAAAAATGGAAAAAATCGAAAACAGTATCGACGAGCATACAACGGCAGCGGCTACGGCAACAGATAGAGCAAATACCGCCGCCGTTCAAGCCGAAGCCGTTGTGGAACAGGCGGGAAAACTTGTTACCCGTTACGGTGTTAAATTCGGCGGCGCAGCAAATTCGGGCGCTACGGTTACAAGGCTATACAACGCCGCGGGGCTTGTCGCAGGGGTCGGAACGGACGAACAGACGGCAATAAACGACTTTGATAATATTTACCCGTGGAGCGCCCGCCGCCGTTGTTGCGGCTATTGGGACGATAACGGAAACTTTGTCGTAAACGCCTATAAAGGCGAACCCGGATATATTGAAGACGGAACAAACGGCGAAGTATGGGTCGAACATTCATTGTTCTTCTATAAGCACGAATACAGCGACGACGGCGCGGAAGAAATTGTTATTTCCGCGACACAGCTTGCGGGCTTCCTCCCCGCCCCTATCTTTTTAAGTGCAGACGGGACGGTATTTCAAAAGGCATATACGGCGGCGTTTCCACTTGCAACCGTGGACGGAAAGGCGACTTCCCGCGCAGGCGTATTTTCCGATATTTGTTCGCTTGATACGGGTATGGAAAAAGCCCGAACGCTTGGCGCAAATTATACCGTCGGAACAACCGCCGAATTGTACACCGAATGTCTGTATATGTGGGTTGAGTTTGCAACGCGAAATCTGCAAAATGTTATGGCCGGCGCTTCAAATATGTCGTTCGAGGCAACAACTACAGCGACGGTCGCGGAAGACGCCGCAAATCGAATTATCGTTGCTTCGGCGCTCGGCGCGAAATTTGTTGTCGGTCAAACAATCTTGATTGGAACTTCGCTTGGTACTTCGAAGATTGCGAATAACCGTATTGTAACAGCGATTGAAGAATACGACGCAGAAAACAAAGCAATCGTATTCGACGGCGACCCCGTAAATATTGCCGTCGGACATATTGTTTGTGCGGCGGCGTGGATTAACGGTTCGTGTAACAATGTTCTTTCGTCTTCGGGTTCGCCTGTATCAAACACGAACGGTAAATATAATTGCGTGTATCGAGGAAAAGAAGCGCCATATGGAAACGCATTTGAACAAATCGCCGATGTACTTATAAGCAGACAGGGAGCGGGAACAGCCGAAGACCCGTACACATACGATGTGCATTTCTTACCGAACCCGACGCAGTATTTAGCGGGCGCAATTACAGACGATTATATCAAGCTGAATTTTACCGTTCCGGGAACGGATGGTTACGTAAAAAAGCTTGGATATGACAGCCGCTTCCCGTGGCTTCGTATTCCGTGCGAAGTTGGCGCAAGCACGACGACATATTACAGCGATTTTTACTATTATCCGCGAAGCGCAGTATGCGCAGCGCGTGTCGGCGGCAGTTGGTACTATGGTTCGCATGTCGGGCCTTGTTTTTGGTACTGCTACAGCGCGCCTTCGAATTCGCATGTGTACTATCGCGCGCGTCTTTCTTACCACCGTACATAACGGGGGTATGGGGGCGGTCAGCCCCCCAATAACTAAAACTATATAGGGGTACGGCGTGCAAGCGCGCAACGCGTGTCGGCGGCAATTGGAACAATGGTTCGAATGACGGGCCTTGTTATTGGAACTGCAACAGCACGCCTTCGAATTCGAATGTGAACTATCGCGCGCGTCATTCTTATAGAATACTTGCAAATATCAGCGCACGCCGCATTCCTTACCGCTTGGTAAAAATACATCGTTACGGTCGGGGTTAGTAGCATTGTTGAAAGCCTTGAAGATATAAGAAAGAAATTGACCTATGAAAAGAACGGGAAATATATTTGAAAAGATATGTGTGGAAGAAAACATCTTGCGCGCAATTGAAAACGCTTCGCGCGGAAAGCATAACCGCCGCGGCGTTCAAAATGTTATCGAACACAAAGAGCAGGCGGCGGCAGAAATCAAAGCGCTTCTTGAAAGCGGCACATATAAATCGAAGCCGTACAAACCTTTTGAAATTATGGACGGACCGGGAAGAAAACAACGAACAATCTATTGTCCCGCGTTTTACCCCGATCAAATCGTCCATTGGGCGATAATGCAAGTTATCGAACCTATATTGATGAAAGGAATGTACGAATTTAGTTGCGGGAGTATTCCGGGGCGCGGTATGCACTACGGAAAACGATATATCGAACGGTGGTTACGCCGCGACAAGAAACACACGAAATATTGCTTAAAGCTGGATATTAAAAAATATTATCCACATATCGACAACGCCGTGTTGAAAAATCAGTTTCGGCGAAAGATTAAAGATCAAAAAGCCTTATGGTTGATTGATAGCATTATCGACAGCCACGTCGAAGGCTTACCGATCGGTAATTATACTTCGCAATGGTGGGCGAATTTCTATCTTGAAGGATTAGATCACTATATCAAAGAAGATCTGCACATTAAGTATTATTTGCGATATATGGACGATATGGTGCTATTCAGCAACAATAAGAAAGCATTGCACCACGCCCGGAAGCTGATTGCGGCATATATCGCGCCGCTTGGGCTTACGCTGAAGGAAAATTGGCAAGTATTCAAAGTTTCTTCCCGCGCAATAGATTTCTTGGGATTTCGATTTTATCGCGATAAAACAACGCTTCGCCGCCGTAACGCGCTTCGCATACGGCGGCGTGTAAAAAGAGCGTATCGCAAAAGAAAAATAACCGTGCAAGACGCACGGGCAATATTAAGCTATTTAGGGTGGATAAAACACAGTAATTCGCGCTTCTTCTTTGCGAAATACATAAAACCCTATATAAATATAAAAGAACTGAAGGAGGTTGTACGAATTGAAAGCAGAAAGCAATATCAAGCCCGTATCGCTTGCTGTTGAGCGCGTGGCGGGTGGAATAGCAGAAGTTGTCTTCCGTGAAAATATTACGGAAGAAACACGGAAACAGAGCGAAGGCTCAACCGTCATTTATACATACGACGAATACCGAACCGCCGTTCCGTACCGCGATAATCTTTTACAGGCGGTAAAGAAAGCGAAAGCCGCTTGGCTTGTTCGCGCGAAATCGGAAGAAGCCATTACGCCGAAGCCGTCACTTGAACAGCAAGTTGCCGCCCTGCAAAAAGAAAATGCAAAGCTTCGCGAAGATAATGACATTATCGCCGCGGCGCTTGAAGAAACGATCGCTATGGTTTTAGGGGGTGGCGAATAATGGTTAAATTCTATACAAAGCGAATTATCGAAGGAAAAACCACATTCGATAAAGTGCCGCAGCTGTTAAAAGAAACGGTTGCACGAAGTCTTTCCGAACAAGGTTATTCCAATCTTGTTCGGAAGGGGGGTGTAAATGGTGCTTGAACTGTTCGTAAAATGGCTTGTTCCCTTTTTGTGCGGCGGGGCCGTTTCGATTTTGGGAACGCTTGCGGCGCAAATTAAGAAAAGCCATAAAAAAGAAATGGCGGTCGAAAACGGCGTACAATGCTTATTGCGTGCCGAAATCATACGACAGTATGAGAAAAACAGCGACCGGGGATATTGTCCGCTGTATGCAAAAGAAGCCTTAAAACGCGAATACGACGCGTATCACGAATTGGGCGGGAATGATGTTGCGACAGACCTTTTCAATCAAATTATGAAGCTACCGCCGGAAGCACCCGGCGCAGAAGATTAAAATTCAAGGAGGATTACACAATGAAACTTTTCGGTATTGATATTTCAAGGTGGCAAGGAAACTTTAATTTTGAAGCAGCAATCAAAGAAGATGTTAAGTTTGCTATTATTAAGGGCGGCGGCGGTGACGACGGGCTTTATGTGGATAGCAAATTTAAAAGGAACTACGATGAAGCAAAGAATAAAAAACTTCCGATCGGTGTCTATTGGTTCAGCAAGGCACTTTCTATTAACGAGGCGATCAAAGAAGCAGATTACTTCTACGAAAACGTATTAAAGGGCCGTCAATTTGAATTGCCTATCTATATTGATGTAGAAAACAGGTCGCAACTTTCCGTTGGAAAACGCGCGCTTACCGATATTATAAAAGCTTGGTGCGAACGCATTGAAAATCGCGGATATTGGGTCGGTATTTATTCTTCCGCTTCGTATTTTTCTTCGTATATGTATGACGAAGAATTGCAAAAATTTGCACATTGGGTCGCCCAATGGTCAAGCAAATGTAATTACACAAAATCTTGTTTGGGTATGTGGCAGTTTGGCGGTGAAACAAACTACATAAGAACAAACAAGGTTGCAGGGGTTGTTTGCGATCAAAATTATATGTTGGTAGATTACCCGACAAAAATAAAATCTGCAGGGCTTAACGGATTTTCGAAAACAACAAAACCTCCCGTATCCCCGAAAAAGTCGGTTGATGAACTCGCAAAAGAAGTTATAGCGGGCAAATGGGGCAACGGAGCGGAGCGCAAAAGCAGACTTACCGCCGCCGGATATGACTATAAAGCGGTACAGACACGCGTAAACGAAATGTGTGCCCCGCGTAAAAAGTCGGTTGATGAACTCGCAAAAGAAGTTATAGCGGGCAAATGGGGCAACGGAGCGGAGCGCAAAAGCAGACTTACCGCCGCCGGATATGACTATAAAGCGGTACAAACACGCGTAAATGAATTGATGAAATAAAGGAGGACAACACAATGAAAGATGTTAAAAAATGGCTTAAAGCCGCAGGCGTTCGCGCATTGAAGACAGTTGCGCAAACAGCGGTCGCAACGATCGGAACTTCCGCCGCGATCGGCGAAGTCAACTGGGTTATGGTTGCCAGCGCTTCCGCACTTGCGGGCGTTCTTTCCTTGCTGACTTCCGTTGCGGGCATTCCCGAACTGAAGGAAGAGTAAAAAACAAAAAATAGCGGGCAGGGCTTACGCCTTGTCCGCTATTTTCGCAATAAGACCGAACACCCCGCCGGGCATAAAGAAAATTACGGTGTTCGATTTATTAAAGTTTGGTGGAGATGAGGGGAATCGAACCCCTGTCCGAAAAGTATTTGCCAAGGCTTTCTACGAGCGTAGTTGTCGTTTTAAAATTCCCTTGCCGCAGCACCCGACAACGGGTTATACGGTTTGGTAGCCTCTAATGTGTGATGCTGCCCGAGGCACTGCCGCATTCACATTTACCACTAATCGACGCCCCTTACATAGCCGTGGTGCTCTATGCAGGAACGAGCAGCTTACGCTGCTAATCTAACTGTATTTTTGTCAGTTATTTTAAAAGTTGCGGATTTTATAGTGGTTCTCCGCACCACTGCTCGCTTACCGAGGTTCACGCTCCCCGTCGAAGCCTTTACATCCCCGAATATTAACAGAAGTTATCTTCTTAAGACTAATATTATAGTATAATATTATAAATTTGTCAATCGTTTTTTCTAAAATAGCGCACCACAATATACAATCTTAAAAATTACTTCATATGTTATTAAAGCTGACATATCTTTGTGCAAGGGCAACATTTCTGTACTCAGGTTCGTAGCTTACCTCTCTTATCAATTTTACAAATGGCGGCAATTCATACGGCTGATCTTCGGAAAGCAATTCTATTTCAACTGTTGCTTTATCATTCCAAAACGGGTAAACATCAAGTTCAAAATATTCATCGTTATAAACTATGCAATATCTGTCTTTTGAGATTATTCCCGTAATATAGTCCTTTTTTGAAAGGTAATTGTTATATTCAAGTTCGCTTAAATATGTTTCCTTTTCTATTCTCTTTAAATCGTTGATTTTGATTTTTACGGTTTTTATATACACTGCATTTTTGCCCTGCCCACGCTTGCGAATTCTAAACATTCCCTCTTCGGGTGTATTCAAATACGCTTGCGTTATCGGTACTTTTCTGCAAGTCGTCATATTTTCAAGGAAGTTTATATCGGGATATTCTATCAAAAACTTGCGTTCGATTTCAAGCGGCTCGGGTATGCCGATAAATCCCGTTACTTCTTTCAGCAAATTTTCAAGCTTTTTATTAAAATCTTTATCGTTTGCAATAACTCTTAAATGAGATGTGCCCGTCCATATCGACAATATTTTTTCATCAAGCGCTTTGGCAAGGTCTATATCTTCTTTTCTGATAGAATTCTTATTCTGCATATATACGCTCTCGTCACTGAGCGCAACACTTTTCAAATGAAATACCGCATCGTATGAATTTCTTAACAGGTCTTCATTTTTATTGCTGAGCGAAATGTATCTTTCAAATTCTTCGTCTGTAACATAAGCCTTGCTGTCGAGCAATCCCCTATCAAACAAAATAACTGTCCTCTCGCCCTCGTAGCCAGCTGCTCTTTCCTCAAGCATATTTTCTCCTGCCAACTGAGTTTCAAAAAGCTTTTTATGAAATTCATATGCGCCGAGCTTTTGCGGAGTTATACCTTTTTTCATTAACTTGCTTGCTGCCTCTTGCAAAACAAACACCTTTATATTTAATTTTTCGAGTTCTCTTTTCAAAAAATCCATTGCTGTTGTTTTGCCTGCACAAGGGCCACCCGTTAAAACAATTTTAATTACTTCAGCCATAACCACACCTCATTTAGTTTATTATAACCTCAAATTTAAGCTTTATTATTCTATACTTGAAAAAAGGCGACTGCAAATTACTCTGCAATCGCCTTTTTGTTATTACTTACTTCTTTTCTTAGCGAAAATGATTGTTCCTGCAAAGCCTAATGCACATAAACCTGAAAGTACGCCTAAAAATGTGAGATTCTCACCTGTTTTTAGTGTTATTGGCTCTACATACTGAGTTTTATAAACTGTTTTTTCCTGCACAACAGTTTCCACTGTCGGAGTTGGCTGTGATGTTGTAGGCTGTGGCTTTGTTTCGGCTATCTTTTCAAATGAATAAACATAGATAACTTCTTCTGTTCCCGATACGGTTTGAGTCGGCTCAATATCCCACCTGCCGTTTTCGTAGCCGTAATTTGCTATCATACCTGTTGGAATATTTATTCTTGCCGAGCCGTTCACACTCCACTTGCAATTATCGTCAAGCAGGGTTACATAGAAAGAAATATCTTTGTTTGTTTTATCCTCCCAAGTGCCGTTTACC